CGCTGGTTCCGATTACGACACCTCCTGTCGGTCAGCAAGCCTTCCCTCTTTTAGAGTACCTCGATCAGGTTCAGGCTAAACGCACAGGCGTTACAGAAGCCTCTCAAGGTCTTGACCCTAACATCCTACAGAACGTAACTGCCGCGGCCATAGCGGCCCTTACGCAAGCCTCACAAGGCAAGATCGAACTCATCGCTCGGATCTTTGCAGAAACAGGCGTAAAAGACTTATTCAAAGGGTTATTACATCTTTTATGCAAGTACCAGGACAAAGCAGTTTTGATTCGGATGCGTGGGCAGTACGTCCAGTACGACCCAAGAGAGTGGTCGAACCAGTACGACTGCACAGTGAATGTCGGACTTGGTACGGGGAGCATGGAACAAAAGATGGCAATGCTCTCGATGGTTCTGTCAAAACAAGAGCAGATCATTCAAGCGTACGGCCCGAACAATCCTTTGGTGAGTGTCTCGCAGTACAGATCAGTATTAGGAAAGTTGATTGAGGCAGCAGGGTTCCCAGATTCAGCAGAGTTCTTTAAACCTGTAGGCCCAGAGGTCGATGCTGCACTTGCACAACCTCAACAACAACAAGGCCCAGATCCTGCTATTCAAATGATGATGGCACAGGCCCAAGCAGATATCGAGATTAAGCGTCAAAAGGCTATGGCTGATATTCAGCTTGCAAGAGAGAAGGCTTTGGCTGAGTTAGAACTCAAGCGTATGGAGTTCGAGGCAGAAGCGCAGATGAAGGCAATGAAGGTTGGCGCGGGTATTACTGGCAACGTTGAGATTCCAGGATAAATCATGGCATTCAATCAAGATGTTTACAATTTTGTCTTAAAAAATATCAATGACCCAAAGACTATTAAAGATTCAATGGGCTACTTCGGGGTTGATATAAATCAACTTGCGGATGCTATCGGCTACCCAGTAAGCAATCTTGTTCAGTATTTTCAAAACGCAGGGCTCGTTGCCCCTGGAATGGAGCAGCCTGCAAACGAACAACCTGCAGGCGAGCAGTCTCAGGGTGGACAAGACTCAGGAGGTCAAGTTGAACAACCTGTTTACCAACCTCCTCCGGTATACACGGCAACAGATGGCACTCCGTTCAGTAGCGAGTCCGATAGAAACAACTATCAAACAGCAATAAACGCGCAGCAAAAGCTACGCACAGACGCGCAAGCCATAGGCATCAACTTGCCTTCATCGTGGTTTGTAATGACACCTCAACAGCAGTTTGACTGGTACGTTTCTAACAAGTTTGGAAGCGACAAACTAAAGGCTTTGGGCGTAACTGATGCAAATCTGCTGAAGGCTGTAGATGACGCAATCAAGCCATTGACTGTAACGGATGTCGTTAATACGATATCACAGCCAGTCAATCAGGGCGCAAACAATCAGACAGTAAATCAGACCGTAAACCAAACAGTTAACCAGGGGTCTACCGTGGCTGCACCAACTCTACAGTCATGGCAGAAGCTAGACGCTTCTGGGAACATCGTTCCCAAGACGATGGCCGACTACACATTTACCGAGATGGTTCCGTTTGCTCAGAATCTTATCGCGCAACAGCAAGCGGCAGGCAAGTACATTACACCTGATGAGTTCAGAGTGTTTGCAGGACAACAAGGTGTCCCTGATAGCCAAATGGCTGCGTTGGTTGCAAGCCTTAACTTCCCAAAGGCTCCAGCCGTACAACAACCCGCCGTCAATCAGCCTGTAAACAACACAAAACCACTGTCTGCGTACACAAGCGCAGAAATGATTCCGTATATACAGAATCTATTCAAAGACAATCCCAACGTATCTGCTCAGATGATCAGGCAATACGCTATGTCGCAGAACGTCCCTGCAAGCGTTATTGACGCGGCTTTAGGCGGTGTACAAATACCGACCGCTAACTTTGTGCCGTTTACTGTTGGCGGCGGTACAACTTCACTAAAAGCACCTACAACTGACTTCTTTTACGGCGCAGGCCCGACACAGCAAGCCCCGTTCATGTTCAAGTCTGGGGCAGCAGGTTATACCCGTTTGTTACCCCAGTCCCTAGAGTTTGGTGTTCCTGCTGTCACCGGAACTAAGCCAGAATTCAAACCTGGGGTCTTTGATAAGGCTGCGCTACAGAAGGCTTACGAAAGCCAAACGGGTGAAAGCTATGGCGGCGAAGTAATTCCTGCTAATGACATCAGCCAAGCAAGCTACATGGGCGGGAAGATCACGCCAGACAAAATTGCTTATGAAAAAGGCGGGAAAGTCAAAGGTTTGCTTGGGCCCAAGCCTGATAGCCCTGACGATGGTTATGCAAGCCTACAGGTTGGTGAGTACGTCATTCGTAAGAAGGCTGTCAACAAGTACGGCGAGGATTTCCTAGAGGCTCTCAACGAGTCGCGAATCCCTAAAAAGAAGGCTAAAGGACTTTTATGACGCAACGTTGGGAACGAGCAAAGGCTTTGCTTGGCGATGAGTTTCTGAACGAAATCTTCGCTGAGTTGGAAAAAGACAACATCGAGCGTATTATCAATAGTCATCAGGACGACATTGAGCTTCGTGAGGATTCGTATCTCATGATTAGCGCAGTGCGTCGTGTGAAAGCGCGTCTTGAGTCCGTTGCCGCCGAAGGCGAGATGAACAAGAGACGATTCAAACTTTTTAAGTAGAGGTTAGTTTATGGAAAGCAGCAACCCGCAAGGGACTAGCTTGACAGTGGGACAGGCAGCAAATGCGTTTCTTGGGATGATGGATGGCGGTGGGACTCCAGCGGAGCAACCAGAACCCCAGTCAGAAGAACAGGAACTTGCTGTCAGTGAATCTGAGTCTGAGGAAGTCCAAGAGGAGGCTCAAGAGGAGGAACAGCGTTTTGTGGTGAAAGCCGCAGGTGAAGAACGCGAGGTGACCCTCCAAGAGTTGATCGAAGGCTACCAAAAGGGCACTGATTACCATAAGAAAACTAACGCGCTTGCAGAACAGCGTAAAGCCGTCGAGGCAGAAAAAGCCGCTGTCGAGCAAGCAAAGCAGGCACGAGATGCCTACGCCGAGCGACTGAAGGTGATGGATCAGTTCCTAAGCCAACAGATGCAAGGTGAGGATATTGAGAGTTTGAAAGAGACCGATCCGATAGCTTATGCGGTGAAGGTCGCGGAAATGACTCGCCAAGAGAAGCAACTCCAGCAGTTAAGAGCCGAGCAGCAACGCATTGCCAGAGAGCAACAAGCCGAGCAAGAGGTTCAGATGGAGAGGCGCATCGCGGAAGAGGCGCAGAAGGTTGCAAGTGCAATCCCAGACTACGCCGATCCGAAGAAGGGTGAGAAAGTCCGTAGTGATTTAAGGGCGTTTGCAAAGAGCATCGGTTACTCTGACGCGGAACTTGCAAGTGCGACTGACTCTCGTGCCGTGGTGACGTTATGGATGGCCGCGCAGTATCAGAAGCTGCAACAAAGTAAGCCTGGGGTAACCAAAAAGGTTACGGAGGCTCCGAAGTTGCTAAAGCCTGGGACTGCCACAGGTAAGACCATTCAGTCAGAAGCAGCAAAACAGGACTTTGCGCGTCTCAAAAAGACAGGTAGTCGACAAGACGCTGCAAGGGTTTTTGAAAGATTCTTGTAATTAGGAGTTAGAAATGACTGTTCCTTCAGGTACATTCCAGACCTTTACCGCTATCGGTCAGCGTGAAGATCTAACCGATGTTATTTACAACATCAGCCCGACCGAGACACCTATCCTTTCGTCGCTTGCTCGCACCAAGGCAACGGCTGTCTACCACGAGTGGCAGACCGACACGTTGGCAGCAGCAACAACCAACAACGCACAGGTTGAAGGTGACGACGCAACAGCAGCAACCATCAGCCCGACGACTCGTCTCGGTAACTACACCCAGATCGTTGCTAAGACGATCCAGGTGTCAGGCACGATGATGGCTGTGGATCTTGCAGGTCGTCGCGCAGAAAAGGCTTATCAGCTTTCGAAGGCTTCGCAAGAGCTCAAGCGTGACCAAGAGACGATCCTTGCTGCTAACCAAGGTCGCAGTGCTGGTAACTCGTCCACGGCTCGCAAGTTGGGTTCGCTTTTGTCTTGGCTCAAGACTAACTCGAACTACAATACGACTGACGGTGCTAATCCCACCACAATCGGTGTTAGTACACGTTCGGACGGCACGACTCGTACCTTTACCGAGGCAATCCTCAAGGATGGCGTTCAGCAGGTTTACACCTCTGGCGGTAGCCCCAAGATCCTCGTTGTTGGCCCTGCACTCAAGCAGACCGTTTCGGCCTTCGCAGGTATCGCAGCACAGCGTTACATGGCTCCTTCTGACGCACCGACGACCATCATCGGCGCGGCTGATGTGTACCTGAGCGACTTCGGTTCGATCTCTGTAGTCCCAGATCGTTTCGTTCGTAGCCGTGACGCGTTCATCCTTGATCCGGAATACGCAGCAGTTGGTTACCTGCGTCCCTTCCAGACCAACGAGCTTGCCAAGACTGGTGACTCCGAGAAAACCCAGATCCTTGCTGAGTTCACGATGGAAATGCGTAACGAGGCTGCCCACGGTATCCTGGCTGACCTCAAGACAGCGTAACAAAAACTGTGGTAAAAAAGAGGGAGGCGTAACAACCTCCCTTTTTTTATGCTCAAAACTAAATTTCATGCAACCGACGACCAGTATGTCTTTGAAAGAGTTCAAGACATAACGGCTATTATCGAGCAGAACAAAGCACTCTATAACGCCACTGACGAGCGTGAGCGTTGGGGTGAGTGGACGCGGTACGCTCAACTACCCTATGCAGTAATTGACGATCTAAACAACCAAGGGATCATGCGTGGCTTTGCCATCGTAGACGAAAAGAAGTTCAGGGCGTGGATGAACGACCCAGAGAACAGACACTTCAGAACTCGCCCAGGAAAAGTATGAAGATAGCTCTTTGTGTTCCGTGTAGGGACACGATGATGACGGGGACATCCTTCGATATGGCTCGTTTGGCAGCATACGACGGGGCTAATAGGTGCGCGTTAACAGGAGGATCGTTCCTCTTGTACACGGCCCCAGGAACTCTCATATTCAGTCAGAGAGAGTCGCTAGCCAAAGAAGCCTTAGCCGACGGTGCTGAGTACATCCTTTGGGTGGACTCGGACATGAGGTTCCCTAAGAACACATTGGAACGGCTGTTAGCTCACGGGCAAAAGATCGTCGGGGTAAATGCAGTCACCAGACGTAAGCCAGTTCTACCGACTGCGATTAACTTTCACCAAGATAAAGAGATCTTTGAGAAGATCGAGAGTCGAGGCAAGAAGGGTATCGAAGAGGTGACTGCTGTAGGTTTTGGGGTTGTGCTAACCCATAAGTCTGTGTTTGAGGCTATGCCGCAACCTTGGTTTGATGTAGTATGGGGGGCGGGTGGTCTGATTGGCGAAGATGTGCACTTTTGCGTGAAAGCCCTAGATCACGGGATAAAGACTTTCGTGGATCACGAATTGAGCCTCGAAATAGGACACATCGGGACGCACGAATACCGATGGAGCGATGTCGAATATGGCCCTAAACAGTTACGGCAATCTGCAAACAACGATAGCTAATTATCTCTCACGAGATGATCTTACTTCCGCGATCCCTGACTTCATCCAACTCGCAGAGATTCGACTCCGTAGAGATCTTCGCCTGCGCGAAATGCTTACGCAAACATCGGTTACGGCGACCGGTGGGGTCTCGACAATTAACCTCCCTAGTAACTTCCTGCAAGCAAGGGATGTGTACGTTGACTCTGACCCCGATTTCCCTATTACGTTCGCAACGCCGAGCATCTTTATTCGGAACGGTAGGACGAACCAAAGTGGTGTACCAGCTTTCTACACCATCCTTGGGTCTACGATTCAACTTGCCCCAATTCCTGACAGCAATCACGACATCAAGATCCTCTACTACGCGGCCCCTGCGTTTTTATCTACAGCGGCCCCGACAAATCTCTGGATTACGACCTGTCCGGATGCACTCCTCTACGGGGCGTTAGGCGAGGCTGAACCTTATCTTATGAACGATCCCAGGCTACAGACCTGGGGTGCGCTTTATGATCGTGCTATTGCTGCTCTCACGCGTTCAGACGAGGAGGGTCAGTATTCCGGTGTTCCTCTAACCATGACGCTTGCTAAGCGATGAGAATTAACTTTGGTGATTGGTTGCCGGATCAGCCAGGGGTAGCAGGTGCTCTGGTTGATGCCAAGAACGTCATACCCCAACAGGTAGGTTATGGCCCTTTATCTTCGCCTAGTGAGTGGAGCAATGCGGCTTCAGAAACGCTTAATTCGGTTGCTGCTGCGGCTGCTCCGGACGAGGCGGTGACGGTCTTTGCTGGCGGTGATACAAAACTCTTTAAGCTAGGCACGAACCTAAACCTTTCGGATGTCTCTAAGTCTGGTGGATATACAACACCATCAGATCAGAAGTGGCGTTTTACTCAGTTTGGCAATCGAGTGATCGCGGCCAACGGAGGCGATAGGCTTCAAGGTTATCTCATGGGTACGTCTACCCTATTTGCAGACCTTGGTGCTGCTGCGCCTAAGTCTAGGTATGTCACTACGGTCAGGGACTTTGTAGTTGCTGGCTTTAACAACGGTTCAACGGTCTACCCCAATAGAGTCGAGTGGTGCGCGTTAGGAGACGAGACAAGTTGGACTCCTGCCGCAACAACACAAGCGGACTACCAGGACATACCTGACGGTGGACACGTTAAGGGTCTGACGGGTGGTGAGTACGGCATCGTGTTCATGGATCGTGCGGTTGTCCGTATGTCCTACGTTGGAAGCCCACTTGTATTCCAGTTCGACACGATTTCGAGGGGTTTGGGTTGCATGGAGCCCAACTCAGTCATTCAGTACGCAGGATCGAGCTTCTTTTTGTCTGACGACGGGTTTTATGTCACGAACGGACAGGAAGTTAAGTCTATTTCGGTGGAGAAGGTAGATAGATGGTTCTTCAATAACGTGGACATATCGCAGTTATCTACGATGTCTGCTGCTGTAGACCCACTTAAGAACCTTGTCATATGGTGTTTCAAGACCGTAGACCAAACAACTGCACTCTTGATCTACAACTTTAACCTCTCTAAGTGGTCGTACGCTGAGATCAACGCGGATACCATTGCTTCGTCTACAGCGATCACAACAACTTCGTCCTCCGGTCTTACCTTAGAGCAGCTAGACGCATTTGGTGGTCTTGATTCGCTTCCTGCAAGCCTCGATTCCTTTGGTTATACGGTAACTTCGACCCTGCTAACAGGGACGTTGGGCGCAAAGATCATTGCGTTTTCTGGGTCTAACCTAACCGCGAACATCGTGACACCGGATCTATCTTTGAACGACATGCCTTCAGTGATGACACTGATTCGACCTGTCATTGACGGAGGCACTTGTTCCGTACAGGTCAACTCAAGACGCAGGCTAAACCAACAGACAGACTTCACGGGTTCTACTTACACGAGCAACGACGATAACCGCATTGGGTTACGTTCAGCGGGAACTTATCATCGGATTAAAGCAATACCTTCTGGCGTTTGGTCGTCCGCGGTTGGTTTAGATGTAACTATCGTCCCACAGGGTATGCGATGATCTTTAGGACGCTGCCTCCGTTTGGTGGCGATCAACGAGCCGTTGCTGAAATCGTCCGTGGCATCATGGACGGCAAGACGAATAACACCGGAACGGTGACGCTTGCTACAGGAAACGCCACCACAACCACGATTACAGACGCGAGAATAGGGGTAGAGAGTAAGATCATTCTCATACCTTACTCTGCTAATGCTTATGTGAGTGGATTGCCCTACGGCTCGTTTTTCGACGTTAACGACCAAACGGCTGCAAGCACGACAGCATCCTACGCAGTCACGTTTTCCAATACGGATTTAAGCAACAACGTCTACTTATCAAACTCAAGTCGGATTAACGTCAGGGCGGCTGGGAAGTACAACCTTCAGTTTTCTGTGCAGTTTGCAAACGCTGACACGCAGATCCAAGACGCTGACTTGTGGCTAAGAA